CGGCGCTTATCATGACGTGATCACTGAATTTCCTGCGGTACTGGGTCTCAGAGTGGATCATGGGACAGGGAAACCCGAATCCGTCACCCGAGAATCAATTCAAAAAAGGACCAGACCCTCGGAGGTATGTTCCCAGCGGTCCGCGCAAGCCCACCTTGATATCTAAACTCATCAAGATGATTGAGGACAAGAAACTTGATGATACGATTATCCTCGTCTGGCTGGGCGCGGCACTGGGAGAAAAGAAACTCTTGCAGGGCCGCAATCCTAACTTCTCGTTTTTTAAAGAGCTGCTTGACCGCACGTGCGGCAAGGTTCCCGATGAGGTTCTTCAAGATATAACTATGGAATCATTGGTCGAATACTTGAGATCGAAATCCAGCAAGCGCAGGAAACCACCCGGGAGCACCGCCAAGGGGGAGTAATCCTTTCCTTGGCAGGATTGGCGGCGATTGTGAAAAGCATCGGTTGCAAACGGTTACGACTTCGCCGCCCTTGGTAGGGAGCTTCGGCTAGCTTGGCCAAGGTTTAGGCTAGCCGAAGCCTTTTAATCATGATTACATACACTGATGAGATCGAGGAAATCGGGGAGCTCCTGGACGAGTGCCGGGACGATCCGGACCTGTTCAATGAGCGTTTCCTGGACGGACGCGGCTACTGGTCGCGCCAGCAGGAGATCGCCGAGTCGGTTGTCAAGTATCGGGTGACCGTGGCCTACTCGGGGAACATGGTCGGCAAGGACTTCCTGTTCGCCCGGCTGATGCTCTGGTGGCTCTACACGCGCCCGGACTCACTGGTGATCGTGCGGGGACCCACGCAACGCCAGCTCGGCGCAATCGTCTGGAAAGAGGTAAGCCGTGCGATCAAGGCGGCTCCACTGCCGTTTATGGCTCGTGTTACCGCGGCTATCCAGGCGAGTCCGCAAGTCATTGATCTTGGCGGCGGTCATCAGGCTCTCGGGTTTTCGACCAAGTCTGTCGAGAGCGCGTCAGGCTTGCACGCCGGGGAGCTCCTGGTACTCGTGATCGAGGGCTCAGGCGTCGAGCAGGAGGTTTGGGACTCGATCGACTCTCTCGGGTACGAGCGCCTGGCCGTGAACGGCAACCCCCTACGAGCCGACGGGGAGTTCGTGCGCTTGATCCAGCAAGCTGCGAAAGACAAGGCCGACGGCGTCCCTCCCGAGCTCGCCGTGAACGCGATCCAGATATCGAGCTTCGAGAGCCCTCACGCGCAGCTGGATCATTCTCCCTGGGGTCTGGCCGATAAGACCTGGCTGGCGACCAGCGAGCGCAAATATGGGAAAGATTCGCTCTGGTACCGCAGCCACGTGCTGGCCATTGTTCCGTCGATTAATGTAGACATTCTTATCCCAGAAGAATGGATTAATTATGCATACAATCAAGTCAGGCAAGCCGTTGATGGAAATCATCCGATTCATCTCACCCGACGTCTTGCTTGCGATCTTGGCGAAGGCGTCGGAAGAGACAGTACGTGTGTCATCGTGCGCGACGATTGGGGAGTTCTCGCGTGTGTTCACGGCTCAGCTCTCGGTCTGCCTGAGGCAGCGGCACAGATGGCCAAGCTGGGTCAGCAGTTTTCGATCCCGGCAGAGAGAATGTCGTATGACAAGCTTGGAATCGGACGGCACTTCCCGAATCACCTTGCCAAGTATGGGCTCCAATACGCGCGGCCGTATGCGGGATCGGCGCCGGCGCTCTCGCGGGACTTTGTGAACCTCCGGACCGAAGCCGCCTGGAACCTGCGCAATCGCCTAGACCCCCAGCACATTCCCGATATCCGGCTCCCCCACGCGCGCCAGGTGCCGTTCAGCTTTCGCTCGGGGCCGTACCTCGAGCGCTTGCGGGAGGAGCTCGGACACCTGACTTACTCGCTCGTGAGCAATCAAACCAAGCTGCTCGACAAGGAAGACTGGACCGACATCCTGGGGCATTCTCCGGATATCGCCGACACACTTATTCAGAGTTTCGCGTATGCCGATTGATCTTCGACCATACGCTGCTGAAGTCGAACGGGGGCTCCCGAACGAGATCGTGCGCATGGACGAAGCCCTGGAGCGCCAGGCATTCTACGACTATGATGGGTTTAGATATGAAAAGTATTTTAGGCGTGACGCTGAGTCTAGCTTCGACTTTGCTGGTCGGTCCCATCGCGGGTCAGGATTTTTGCGCGAGTGTGTTGATAAGCTTACTGAGCATGTTTATTCGCCGGGGCCGGCGCGCTGCTGGTCGCATGAGGGCGGAGATGAGTTCCTGCAAAAAGTGTATGCTGATAATTTTATGGATGCCCTCATGTTGGAAGCCGACAAGCTCAGCACACTCAACGAATATGTGGCTCTTCAGATCGATGCGGGGCGAGGAGATTTCCGAAGAAAACCAATCACTTTTAGACTTTGGGGGCGAGAAGAAAACTGCGTCTGGTGCGACCCGGGCAACGCCAACGTCGCGCAAGTCGTCTGCACGCGCGACAAGTACGACCTGCAAACCCGCTATCGCCTCTGGAGCGATACCCAGGTCCAAACGTTCTTGACCAACAAAGCCGATGAGAAGGGCGTCATTCGGTCCGGTTCCGACGGGCGCGTAGCTTATCCGGTTGGCCCTCCCGAAAATCACAACTACGGCATTCTTCCATTTTCATTTGTCCATTATGCTTTGCCGATCAGAACGTTCGACATAACCTCGATTGGGGAGTTCCTGACCAAGGCCGAGATTCACATCGATGACCGGCTGGCGCGAATGGACGAGAGCATCCACAAGCATCTGAACCCGATCCCCTGGGCGAAGGGGATGCCCGACCGCTGGAAGCCCGACATCGAACCTGGGAGGTTCATCAAGCTCCCCCCGCGTGCGCCGCGGCTTGCGGCCGGGGGCGGCTACGAGCCTGGGGAGTATGCCGAGCTGGGTTACCTCCAGGTCACGATAGACTCGCAATCTGCATGGGACGACCTATTAAAGTATATAAATCAATGCTTGGAAGCAGCCGGTGTCCCCTTGTCGGCTGTGCGCATGGAACAAACGGGCGTAGCTTCAGGCATCGCCCTGATCGTCGAACAAGAGCCGCTCTTGAAGCGCGCCGAGACCAGGCGGCCCATGTTCCGGGTTTACGAGACCGATATAGCACAAAGAACTCTTATGTGTGCCGGGAATCATTATGGGATTCCCATGCTGGTCAGCGCAGCCGACGAGGGGATTTTAGGGCTCAGCTGGCCCCAGCCTCGGCTTGCGGTCAACACGCCGGACAAGTTAGAGCTATTGACAGGCGAGGTTAACGCTGGTCTTAAATCGGAGCTTATGGCTGTCCAGGACTGGTACGGGATCAATCGCGACGACGCTCTCAGGCTCATGGAACAAATCGAGGAGGACAGAATCGCCCTGGAATCGATACGCGGGGACTCTTCCAGCATGGTTCTCCCCCGCGTCATGCCTTCGCCTAAGGATGAACCAGGTCCTGGTGGCGACGAGCCGACCCAGGTCCCCGCGGAGGAGAAGCCGGTAGCATGAAACCGCCTCGAACCAAGTTCGAGTTCGCTTTCGCTCGGGGTGCTAAAGACTATCGCAAAAAAATAGAAACATGTCCTTATGATGATAGGGAATCACGGAAGGCCTGGTTCATAGGCTGGAACTACGAGAGGCGGCAAAGTGCAAGCGGAAAGCGGCGTAGTCATAGCTCTTGATCAGTGCTTGAAGTACGAGCGGACCCTGGAGGCTTGCTACCGGGGGAACTCGATCTATTTCGATCGCCTGCGCTTCGAGCGCATATCCTGGTGGTATCGGCTCCGGCGCGATGAAGCCCAGGCGAGGGGGATCGCGCTTGAATACCGGATCAATTTCTTTGACGAGATTCCCGGCGCGAACTCATTCCCGATCGAGATTTACCAGCTCAAGATCGCGAAAGACATCTGGAAGCCGCTTCAGTATTTCGAGCGGCTCCTGGGCGACGCGCACGAGCAGTACGAAGCCGCGCTGCGCGTCAGTGATCCCGTCACGGTCAAGCTCCTGGGGTGCAACCTGGAGCAGATCGAAGCTGACATTCGCAGGGTCGAGGCCAAGGCCGCGAGGCTCTCACTCATCGGGCCAGAATTATATCTAGCCGAACATATGCATAAGGACGACTTCGGATGCCTGTAGAATCCCGGGGCGACTTTGTAGACCCCACACTCGCGCAGCTGGAACGCCAGCGCCAGAACTGGAAATACGCATCCAAGCGCATGGGGGATGAGCGCGACTCCTGGAAAGAGAAAGCCGAGCTGGCGGCAAGAGAGATTGCCGACCTCAAGAGCCGCCCCGATCCGGCCACGCTCGCGCGCCAGATAGAATCGCTCCAGGCCGAGCTGAGGCTTGTCAAGCACCGGGAAGCTTATAACAGGCTGGCCAGGGTCCAGAAAGCGCCAGACGACGCCCTGGCGGCTCTCTGGCAGCTTTCCGGCTGGAAGGCTGAGACGGATGACGTTGACGAAGCCAAGATGGCCGCCACGATCGAAGCCCAGCGCAAGGACCCGGCCCAGATGCGGCTTTTTGGTGCAGGTGTCGTCCCTACTCCCGTAGGCCCTCCGGGGAGCGACCTCGTGCCTGGTCCGGCAACGGGGAGGGGGAATAACGTCCCTGCGCCGCTTGAAGCTTTCAACTTGCAGGAGAACGATCCGCGCTGGAATGATGTGCGGTGGCAGTTTGAGAACTTCGACAAGATCGCAGCGGCCGCGAAAGAGAGAGTTGACAGGGGGCAGGTATGACGAACATCGATCCGTTTGGATGCGACTACGCGGCAGCCACACTTCCGGCTGCTAGCGTGACGGCAGTGACCTGGCACACGGGGTCCGGGAAATGTACGGTCGCTTTCAAGAGTCGGGAGGGGCCCGTCACGAACCTTGATTTCTACGGCCAGCAGGGGGCCGATCTTTACAACGCCTTTGTGACGTTGGCGAGCATCGTTCCCTCGATCACGACCTAGCTGGTCCGACCGGCCTGGCGACAGGCCCGAGCTCGCCGGGAAGCGAGTCGCCTTGCATCCTCACTATCCGGGGTCAAGTTCCCGCTGACCTCCGAGGCCCGTCCTGGGCTGAGGCTCACTCTCGAGCCATCCATGATCTAAAGGTTGATCATGGCGAATACGATTACTGGTTTTCTGGAGCGGCTGACCGCCGCTACAGGGGACTACAATAAGGCCAAGGTCGGTACCTTGGGCGCGCTGAATGCCGTCTATCTGGACATTCGTCCCGAAGTCGCGCGCATGGGCCAGACGCTCCGGATGTATTTGCCGGACCTGGCGCCGTTCACCGATCAGGCGGCCAACGACTGGGTCCCTGAAGATGTCAATCCGGCATTCATCGATGTCCCATTCGGGCAACGGCCAGGCAAAGGTATCTTGATCCGTGACTTTGAGCAGTTTCAAACGTCAACGGACATCATCGACCAGTTCATTGACCCCAATTACAAGCGGGCGATGGAGTACGCCAACGGCGCGATCTTCGGCCTGTTGACCCCGGCAAATTTCCCGATCACGGCGAGTCCGCCGTTTTATGCGAGTTACCCGGCGATCCAGACCGCCGTGGGCGAGATCCAGGTGGGTGACGCGCGCCTGGCCTGGAACCTGCTCGTCAACAACAAGGTTCCGATCACGGGACCGGCTGATGCGAACATCTTGTATCATCCTGATGTTCACGCCAACACGCTCGTCGACACCAACTGGTATCAAGAAAACCTGGTTGGCGCCCTGATCGCTCAGAGCACGCGCCAGCAGGTTGCTGGCCCAGGGACCAACGCGAACGTCGCGTTTAACTTCGGGCGCGAATACGACCAGCAGGCTCCCGTGGGTCAGACCGCCAATCTCACCGGGACCGTGACCGTGGCCAACGGGTCGCCGTCGGTGACCGGGAGCTCGACCACGTTCACGACCCAGGCGCCCCTGGGCTCCTGGCTCACGTTCGGGACGGATACGATCGCCTATCCGGTCAAGTCTGTCCAGAGCGATACGGCCTTGACCTTGGGCCAGGCTTACGCGGGGTCGCTCACGAGCGGCAACACGTACACCCGTCGAACCTACGTTGGGATCGCGATGCATCGGTACGCGATCGTCCTGGCCGTGCGGCCCCTGGAGATCGTGAACAACGGCCAGGTGGCGTCCAGGCTCATTAATATGCGCGGGCTGCCCATGCGGTTGCAGTTATCGTATCAACACTTGAAGTCTGGTTGGCTCATGACGCTCGACTACGGCATGGTCGCGAAAGTCATCCGGCCTGACTTCGGCATCCTGCTTAACTCATAAAGGGGCCGACATGAGCACCATTCTTGCTTCGACCTCGCAGGCGGACAGTGCGACCACAACGACGAGTGCCTTCGCGTTCGGGGTTGCCGATCGTATTGTGGCGCAGTGCACCAACGGCGCTGCGCCAACGTTGCCGTGCGCGGTCACGCTCCAGCTCACGGCCGATGGCGTGAACTGGAAGAACATCGACACTCGCGTATTTGGCTTTGCGCCGTCGCAGACCTATTATCAGCAGTTCGAGCTGGCGAACTACGCGGGCTCCCAGGTATTCGCAGCCGCCAACGCGCTCCAGGTTCTCTCGGCCGCGAGCGCGCAAGGCTGGACCCAGTTTCGCCTGGTGTTCGGCGGGAACGCCGGCGCAGCCGTGACGATCGCCGCCACGGGCTCTGACGTGTTGTCGATGGCGACGGTTCCGGTCACTGGCGTGGCAGCGACGACCGGGGGAGCCATGGGCTCCTGGGTCCCGCCCGAAGGCGGCCCGATCATCATCACGAACATGGTCCTGTACTGCCTCACGAACTCGACGGGGGCGGCCAACGTTTCGGCCGGGGTAGCCGCCAACGCGACGACCAGCGCGGCTAGCCTGATCAACGCGCAGGCTCTGGCAGCCTCGGCCAACACGGCAATCTTCTCGGGGACTGGTACCAGCGCGACGGTAGGGTCAATCTTGACCGGCTCCCAGGCCGTGACGTTTACGGGCTCGGCGACCACGGCCGGCTTTACCGGGAAGGCCTATATCTTTTACGTCAGGCCATGAAACATTCTTCACGTTCTTCTCGGCTGAACAAGCTTGGGCCGTCCAAGCCTGTTCCAGCCGAAGAAGTCGAACTTCCCGCGCCGGCGGCAATCATACCCAGGAGCTTGACGACCTACTTGCCGCCCTGGGTCCCATCTTCACCCTCTCCGTGGGTTATCGCGTGGATTGCGCAGCAGGCCAGTCCCTGGATCATTAATCCATGAGAAAAAATCCCTTTGCTAGAGCGATGCCAATGCCAGCATCGACGAATTTATCTTTCTCGCAGCTCAAAGCCCTGGCGGCGGATGCCACGTTTCAAGGGCAAGTCCAGATGTCGGCCGTCCGAGAGGCCATGGCTCAAATTGGAGCGGCTTCCACGGCCCACAGTGTGGCCGATCATAAGCGCTGGGCCCTGGCTCAATCGACGCTGGCCGATGGCTGCACGGCCAACTTGACGCGGTTCGCCTATGCCATTGCGTCGACGGCCGGTTTTAACGTCACGGCCGGGACACCTCCGACTGCGACCGATGCCGACATCGACTCCGCGATGGTCGCTAAATGGGACAATATCGCCGGCATCACGGCGGGCGACATGGGGAGCTGATAAATGGCCGTTGTCCAATACTGGTCGCTCGGGTCGGTCACGACCTTGATGGGTGCTGAGCTCAACTCGCTGGCCAGCAGCTCAGGCTTGACGGCGGGCGCGGTGACGGCTGGTAGCTTCAACAACGTGCAGGGCGGTGGTGGCCTGGGCGGTTACACCATGGGGATTTACGAGCTCAACCTTGCCGCCCCGGCGGCGGCTCTGACAGCGGGCACCGCGGCCTATGTCTGGTTGCTCAATCAAGTCGACGGGACGAACTTCGAGGATGGCGGTGCCGCAGTGATTCCGGCTCGGCCGGCGGATGTCATCATCCCGGTGAGAGCGACGACTACTCAGCGGATTATCTGGCTGGGATACTTACCGCCGAATCTCTGGAAAGTCCTTCTGTCGCATAACACGGGCCAGACCTGGAACGCGAGCGGTAACACGCTCAAGGTCTTGCCGGTGACAACTCAGGCGGTGTGAATGCAGGCTCAACGTTGGCGTCAAAAACCGATTTACGGGACGAGGCTTGACCTCGCTCATCCCTGGACGCAAGGGCTTGCGTTCTTCACGCCGATCAACGCGCCGGGCGGTTCTTATGTCTACGATGCCGTGACCAAGCTGCCTCTGCTGGTGACCGGCGGGGCGACGATGGGTTATGGTCTATGGCGGGGCTTGAATTGCAACGCCAACGGCGCGGGGGCTGGGGCGACGATCCCTCCGGCATTGCAGCTCAATGTGCCGGTCACTTTCATGATTGGCCTGAATGTCGTCGCGACCGCTAGCGGTACGTCCCCATATATAGGTTTATTTCAATCATATAATAGTACAAATAGGGCTTTGTCATTCGAGATCAACCAGCTTTTTTTCGTCTGGAACGGTGCTAATTCCAGCACCATTTCGTATGGTTTACTGCCTGGCGATGTGGTTCTCGCGATGACAGCGACAGCATCAGTGTACACGGCTTATGCTAACGGCTTGCAAGTCGGGCAAAATACCGGCTTGACGATCACCGCCGGGGCTTATACGGGCACGGCCCAGCTTGTCATTGGCAATGCAAATAGCTCGGTTTTTGCGAGTCGCAATCCGGGGATTATCCCCTATTGGGCTGGGATCTGGTCGCGGGTTGTATCGACGGATGAAATCGCGGCCATGGGCACTAGCCAGAACAGTATTTGGCAGATGTTCGAGCCGCCCCGCGGTGTGCTTTACAACTACGCTCCGGCGGTGGCTCCCAGCTTCAAGCCGTGGATTTACGGTGATCAGGTCCAAGAGTTTTATGGGTGATTACCCATGGCATCTGATAACGTAGTTTTGAATCCTGGCTCCGGCGGCAGCACGTTGCGCACGCTGGTCGACGCGTCCAACAACGGGTGGCCAGCAGCTGCCGTCGCGTATGCTATCACGATCTCGCCTGGGGCGAACGTTCTTCAGGTCGTCACGAGCTCGGCCGGGCTCCCGGTCGCGCAGCAAGGGACTTGGACGTTCCAGCCTGGGAATATACCCAACACAACCGCCTGGCTTGTCACCGGCACGGGCGGGGTATTCCCGGCTACCCAGAGCGGGACCTGGAGTGTCACGGCTACCCAAGCGATAGCCGCAAACTTGAACGCGACGGTCATAGGGACCGGGACTTTCGCCGTTCAGGCTTCCCAGGCGGGAACTTGGACCAACACGGTCACACAGGCGACGGCTGCGAATCTGAACGCGACGGTCGTAGGAACTGGGACGTTCGCGGTCCAGGCTGCGCAGACCGGCTCCTGGACCGTGGCAGCGACCCAATCGGGAGCCTGGACTAACACCGTTACGCAAGCGACGGCTGCGAATTTAAACGCGACTGTCATCGGAACGGGAACATTCGCGGTTCAGGCTTCCCAGACTGGAACCTGGAATATCGGCGCGGTCACGAGCATTACCAATCCTCTCCCGGCCGGAACGAACCTCCTGGGCTCAATAGCTGCCGCGCCGGCGATTGCGGTCGTGTACAACGGCACCACGGCCGTCGCGGTCAAGTATGCAGCGTTCACGACCAGCAGTTCAGGAGCGACGACAATCGTGCCTGCCGTTGGCGGTCAGAAAGTCTACCTCTTGCGCTGGAGTGTGAGTGCCAACGGGAATACGAACGTTAATCTTCAGTCGCACACCACGACGAGCCAGGCGACGGGGATCCGCTACTTGACCCAGTACGCCTCAGGAGGGGGAGCTTACTGCCCGGCCGGAATCATCGCCACGGCCACGGGCGAAGCTCTTGACGTTAATAATTCGTCAGCTATCGCGATCTCGGGCGAGATCACGTATGTGCAGTTTTAAGTATGTGGTTATTCTTTCTTTCCAATTTGGCTATGGGGGCCAGCCCCGCGACCGCGGTTGTTACCGTACCCCCGACGGCCGCCGATCCTGAAAAGGGATCAATTTATCTAAATGCTCTTTATACCGATGCCGTCCCCGACAAGGGTTTGCTGGTGCCACTGCAATGACCGAGCTTAAATGGTACATCGGGACCCAGCTCGTCCAAACGCTTCAGATCGTGAACAACGATAGTAGTATCCCCGTCTCTGGCCAGTACCTGCCGACTGATGTTTTGACGGCTTACATATTCGGAGGGCAGACCCAGACTCCCCTGTTCACGCTCACGGGGGCTGCTTGCGCCTGGTCTGACGTGAATACCGGGAAGTTTCGGATCACGGGTTCGGCTGCACAGGGCCAGCTTCTGGAGCTCAACGGGGAATACCAGCTAGCCGTCTGGCTGGTGCGCGGGACTTCCGACCCGACCCCGGTCTGGCGCGGCTTGATCAGGGTCGTTCCTAGTCCGGGAACTTCCAGCCAGCAGATCATGCCCTATTGCAAGCTCTCCGATATGCTCAAATGGGGTCCCTGGATTGGCGTGATCCAGGGGACCGATTACGACACCGAGGGGTTTTACGATCAGCGGCTCGAAGCTCGGTACTGGATGGATTGGACGATCTTGAACTGCTATCGCGGGGCTTACGTGGGGCTGTTCGAGTATCACTCGGTCACGGCGTTTGCTTTCGGGTACGCCGGCTGGCGCCGAAGCCTGGGGCCCAGCCCGAGCTTGATTACTTACTTGCGTGACAATTTTTTGATCTTGCGTCCCCAGATCATCGAGTGCTGTTCGTATTACGCGCTGGGCGTCCTGGGGTGCTCACAGATCGGGATCAACGACGCGATTTTCGCGCGGGGCGAGTGGTTTAGAGATATGGCCCAGCGCAAACTGATCGAGACCACAGCCGAGGTCGACTTGAATGGGGATGGAATCGGCGAGCTCTTTATCAACCTGGGCAGCACGAACACGCTATATACATGACGGTCACCGAGAGCGAAGACGGCTACACGATTTCACAGCTGGACCCTCCGGACTTCACGAGGTTCGGGGGCGACGACCGGACGCGGTTTTACGGCTGGGTCGTCGAGATCGGACTGCGCGAGAAAGACCGCGAGCTGGCCAAGGGGCTCGACAGGGACGGGGAGGAGCTCCGGGACATCAAGCCCGAGACGCGCAAGCATCGGCGCAGTGCCATGACGAAATCAGGGAAGGGCGACCCCAAAGCTCCCCCGCTGATTCCTGGCTGGAAGCTCTCCCGCGTGAGGTCGCTCTTGACCGGGAAAGCCTTCCCGGACCGGGCTGAATTCTGGTGGGGGTTCGATGCCCACACGGGGGCCAGCTTCGCGCGAATTCTCGAAGCTCAGAAAGACCAGGGCCGGGATGTGTTTGGTCTTTCGCCGGGCGGGCTCCTCCGGGTCCGTGCACAGTCCTGGGCGCGCTGGGATAAGTTCCGGAAGGGAATCCACCCGGAGAGAGCTCGGGACGTCCCTACGGCCCGCCAAGGGGCTGGACGGCCCCCCAAGATGGGCGTGTTCCGGATAAGCAAGCTGGAGCTCGGAGGCCCGTCGGCGGAAAAGTCAAAACAGGCAATCCAGGAAAGACGCGTAGTCGGCATGATGGGGCCTGAGGAATGGGCTGCCTACTGGGCGAAGGCCGGCAAGGCTAAGACCGTCGCCAGAGCCCCTATGCGGCCCGTGGTGAAGCCGGAAGAACGAGGGATGCTCAAGAGAGCGCCCGCCAAGCCGCGAGCGCCCAAGAAGCCGCCAGCGGCTCCCCGGACCCTCGAGCAAGATATCACGCATGCTCTCGAAACGCGCAAGCAGGGGGAGAACACGCTCCAGGCGGTTGCTCGGGTCCTGGAAGCTCACGCCCGGCCTGGCCCGTCGGGTACGTTCCATGGAATGGCCGAGGCTGAAGAATTTCGGACCGTGCGCTATCAGGGCGTGAACTGGCACTTCACGGGTCCGATCGAGCCCACGGCTCCGGTTGTGAGCTCGATCAGGAACATGCAAGCCGATCTGGCCAAGCATAAGATCCCCGATCGGATCATGAAAGCGACTCATGATGTTTATTTCACGAGTCAGCGCAACCAGGATGACGCCAGAGCCGCCAAGAAATATGACATTCCGGGCATGATCTCGCACGCTACCGGCGGGGATCAAAAGGTCGTTGTTTACAACCGGAACAATCTTGGGCTGGCCCAGTATCTTCACGAGAGTGGGCATAACCTGGCTCACGAGATTTACGGCGGCCAGCCGACGCCCCATAGCGACTACGGTCAGATCATCGCGCGGGGAACCGAGCCACCGGTTTCGGATTATGCCCGCAAGTCGCCTGGCGAAGACTTCGCGGAAGCCGTCAGGCTTTACGGGCTAGACCCCGAGCGCATGCGCAAAGAGTTCCCGGAACGCTTCGCTATCATCGATCGGATTGTGAAACTCTTATGATCAAGAACGGCGAGCGCCGCGAGGGTCCAACTCCCAACGGAGGAGCCTACTCGATCTTGTACATTCACGACGACGGCCAGGTCGAGATCGTGGAGTTCAGTGTAACCGACCAGGAAATCAGGCGGACCTACTATGCCGGCAGTTCTCGATCTGTCCGGACTTGACCGGACGATCGCCAAGCTCACGAAGCTCAATGATCTGAATGCCGCCCCGCTGATGAAGACTTGGGGCGATATCATGATCGAAGGCAACCGGCGTGGGGTCCTGGCCGGGCTCGACAAAGACGGTGTGCCAATGAAGCCGGTGACGTACCGGCCCAAAGCTCCGGGACCCCTCAAGCAGACCAAGCGGCCGAGGATCGGGAAATTCCAGGGGCTCCAGGCCGAGAACTACGGGAACCTGCCCAGCGGACTCTATCGCCTCCTGGGCGGGCCCCCTCTTGCTCCGAGGGCCCAGATGTCGCGCGTGATCACGAACTTCCGGGTCACGTTCGGGGGGCCGATCACCGGGGCTAGGACATGGTTCGTTCTGGGCGGCTGGTATGAGGTCGTGAGCCTCAAGCGCGTTCCATTCCTGCGCTATCATTTCCGGCCCGAGGAGTATAACTCCCCGTTGCCCCGGCGCGATCTGGCCGGGGTCAGGCCGGTTGACATCCAGAAAGCACGCGAGGCCCTCCAGAACTGGGCCAAGCTGGAACTCCGGAAGATTTTCGGATCATGAGAACTTCCCAGAAGCTGGCGTACCCGCAGCTGAACTTGCCCCAGTCGGTGGAGACTCGGGTTTTTCGCGCGATCCAGCAGGTACTTATCGCCGACCAGGTGTTCGCTCCCGTGTGCAACGTTTTCGTCCAGCTCGACGGCTCCCAGTGGGACACGGCCGAGCCGAATTATTCGCTCTGCCCCTACTGCGCGATCGGGCCGTTCCCGACCGAGAGCAACTGGATCACCGAACTCCAGCACTACGCGCCCCTGACCCTCCGGGTCCAGCTCGCCGTCCAGGGTACGCTTTTCGACAACATCGGCAACTTCTGGGGAGCCATGCGCGATGCTTTTTTCAAGATACCGGCCATGCAGTACCTGACCGCCGCCGGGGTCCTGAAGCCGACCGTCACGGTCAACGCTTATGGGATCACGCCCGAAGACAAGGACGGCAACCGCATGCTGGTCGCCGATGGAACAATCAAGTTTGGAATCTTCATACCTACACCTACTTGACGGAGGTGACCCATGCCCTGGGCAGGACAAACATGGTTGCAGCTTTACCAGGAGACGGCTTACGGGACGTTTGCTCCTGCCGGTTCGCTCTGTTCGCCCCGGCTCTATCAGGGGAACTCGTTTACCGTGCGCAAGGTCCCCCAGCGCCAGGTGATTCGCACGGCCGACGCCGGGAACCGGCCGATCCAGGTCGTCGCTAACCGCATGGTCTATACCGGCACACTGAACACGCTCTTGTATCCGACCCAGGCCGGTTACTGGGCGACGGCGCTTTCGCTCTTGACGGGCCCCCCTCCCGACGTTCCCAGCTACTCGGCGACTTACTGGGACTCGGTTCAGGCCTGGAAGCTCCTGGGCGGGAAAATCCAGAGCTTCACGATCACGAGCTCGGCGCAGCAGGACTATATTCCGATCTCGCTTAACTGGATCTTTCAAACGCGTGATACCACGTTTACGACTTATCCGGCGCCGGCCGAGAGCGTTTACCCGACGGAAACTCCCTACCAGTACGTCGAGAGCGCGTCTAACATCACGCTGGGCGGGTCCGCGGTCACGAAGTACAAGACCGTGAACGTGACGGTTGGCAACGTGCTGGCCGGCACCTGGGACGAACTCCCGTATATCTCAAGCCTCTTGTACTGTGGGCGCGACATGACGTTTAGCTTCGGCCCCCAGTACCTGGCGACGACCTACCGGAGCGATTTCGAGAACCAGACGGCGCTGGCGTTTGTCCTGGAATGGATCAGGGGTCCGAGCTCAGCTCACACACTCACGTTTAACTGCGAGTCGAGCTCTTATGTCTCAAGCATCGGCGACGACCTGCCGCTTGATGGGGCCGGCTATCAGACGGTCGACGTTCAGGTGTTCTTCGACAAGACGGCGACGACCGATTTCACGATGGTTGCGACCTGATGACGACCGAAGAAATCATCAAGCTGATCATGGAAACGACCGGCGTCAAAGGCCTGGCCGATCTTGCGGACCAGGCCAAGAAAACGGCCGACGCGCTCAATGAGACCCAAAAGGCCGCCGATAATCTGGGGACGGCTACCAACAAGATCGACGCCGGCGGGCTCATGCAGTTAGGTCAGAATATCTTTTCAGCATATCAAACGGGAAGCATAGAAAACATCGGTTCGATCATCAGCGGCTTCGGCCAGGTCGCCGAAGTGATCCCCCTGGTCAGTACGTTCTCGGGCGCGATCAAGAAAGTCGGGGACGTCGTTACCAATGTGACGCCGATCGTTAAGGAATACTGGGCCGCGATGACCCAGCCGCCCCCCAGTAAGGAATCGGTGGAAGCGCTGACCGATTACGCCGAGGGGACCGACAAGGTAGCTACAGCCACCCGGAAATCGGTCAAGGCACGGCTGGAGGAAATCAAGACGCTTGAAGACCTCATGAAACTGGAATCCCAGCAGGAGAAGGACCGCAAAGAACGCGAAGGGAAAGAGGCTGAAGTCAGGGCCGGTGAGCTCCAGCGTCAGCTGGGCGGCCAGACAACGCGCGAGATCGTCGAGCAGGTCACGCGCAACATGGTCAGGGCCGAAATGGAAAGCCTGGAGCAAGAGCAAGCCGCCGTCTGGCCAGCCGGGGTCGCGTGGGGCGATCTGCCGATCGAGGCTCGCGTGCGCCAGCAAGAAATCGCGAAGCGCATAGGAGCTCTCCAGCGCGGGGTCCCGCCCGACATTCAAGCCGACGTGCGCCGGGTCACCGAAGCCGCTTTTGTTGGCGGACGCCCTGAAGACATAGCGGCCCTCCTGGGCGTGCTGCCCGAGGGGAGCCCATTCCGGGAACAGATCGAAGCAATCGTGGGAGGTCAGGCCCGTCCGGGAGCAAAGCAGCGCGAAGTTCAGAAGACAGTGGCCGAGAAGATCGCGTCAGCCAACAAAGAGCAGCTCGCCAAGATGATCAAGGAAAGTGAAGACGCCGGCGCTACCGAGAAGCGCGTAAACGAAGCTCAGGACGCTATACGGAAGCGGAACGCCGAGCAGATCGCGGAGCTCGCCAAGCTCGCGCAAGAGCGGGGAATGAAGGGTGCCGATGATCCCCGCCTGCTGGAAGAGGCCTTGCGCAATCTTCGGCCTCCGATCCAGACGCAAGCTCAGGAAATGGAAGCGCGGATACGCCAGATCATCCTGGACACTCAGGATAATGAGGAACGGCGTATCCGCGTGTTAGAGCGCCAGCAGGGTCAGGCGCGCGATGTTAATGCCCGCAGTAAGCAGGGGAACAACATTAACGCCGGAGTTCAGGGAGGGTGACGACCTTGGGCATGCGCGGATCTTCGCTCAGGTCCCAAAGTGACGGATCAACTTGCGAGCTGGGCTCAAAGCGGCCCTTGATGTTCCAGCGAGCAGGCGGGGTCCAGGTGTCTTTCTCGCGTTTGCGCACGGGCGCTTGCGGCAGGGGCTGAGTGGGGAGGAGAGCGACGATCAGCACGCCCAGGGGACCCAAGAGCATGCCGAGCAGTATGCCCTCACCAGGAGGTCGCCCCTTGACCGTTGCAACATAAATTCCCAGCATGCCACATACGGCTATCACGACCATCGCAGCAGAAAACATGTTTAAGCTCCAATGTCATTCACAACTACTCTCGTCATTTCGGGCAGTACAGTAACACGTCCCACAGCTCGTATTATACTCAATCGCTGGACCTTTTCTCTAGACAGGCCGGACGAGCTCGAATTCACCGAACTCGGTGTGAACTTACCGGGGAGCTTCGCGCCCGAGGCCACGGTTCAACTGATCCAGAATAGCGTGACCGTGTTCTCAGGCTGGATTTTCTCGCGGCATCCCAGTAACGCGGGATCGGGTGAGATCACGATCGGGTACCGGGCGATCGGGCTCAAGTACGGCGTCTATTACACGGCCGTCACGGCAGTCGACGGCACCGGGACGATGCGGTTTAACTTGCTCACGAGTGACCCCCTCTACAGCTCAACCGAGGCTGGCTTGAGCGTGGGGACGATTATCTCTCAGGTCTTCAGTCAAAACGCCAGCGCTCTATCGGCCCTTGGGATCACGACCGATAGCACGACGGCGAGTCAACTTGCAGCCCTCACGGCAGTTCCTCCTGATCCGGTTTACATATCAGGGTATATCGGTTCCCAGATCGATCAGATTCTCCAGCAGTGGTATGGTTCGCGTTATGCCTGGTACGTCACCGGCGCAGGGCTGGTGCGTGTCGTTGACACGACTACGCTCACGGCGAATACGCTCACACTGGGAACCGATCCGATCAAGCTGGACTCGATCAGTGAAGACACCAGCGAGTGCTACACGAGCGTCATCCTGCGCGGACGAGACCTGGTCGAAGCGGCTTTTTTGGATCTATCGCTAGGTACGCTGGTCGATCCCAACACGAGCGACGAAGCCAGCTGGTCCTATAACGACTGGCTCTATCCCAAGGGGGCTTTCGACCAAGGGACGATCACGGCCCTGACCAGCACGACGGCGACCGTCCAGAGCTCAGACGCAAGTCTTACGTGGGCAACTAATAAATGGTCGGGGATTTCGGGCCAAATCAGTTTGATCAACCCAGCGGCTACTGGGCTGACCGGCTTCGAGTATCGTCGAGTGATCAGCAATACGGCTCTCGTGGCCGGCGGAACATCGGTGATCACGTTTGACTCGCCGATCGTGAATTCGGGATACACGAAATACATGCTTCGTGGCTCGCCGTCAGGGCGGGCAAGCGATTACCGCACCTACACGATCCCGAATACCTACGTCAGCCAGCACCTGGTACCGCAGTTCCCCTATGCCGTGCCGTTCACAGCTGGGTCGTTCGCGATCGAAACGATATTTCCGATGGGCTGGGTGACTTACAACTCGGGCGGGATCACGATCCAGATTTCGCGCAACTTCGAGGTCATTCCCTGGAACGGATCAAGCGGTGGTTATATCAGGTTTTATGAGCCGGTGGTTACGGCCAACAATTCGATGGCTACCTTGATCATGGGCGGCTCCCACGTCGCGCAGCCGACCAACGTTCAAGCTCTTGTTCCCTACGCGCGGGGCACGCTCACAGCGAGCTATCCAGCCTCGGGCTACGGAGGGACCGCTTACACCAAGTTCGGCGTCCAGCGCACGCTCTACCGTGACTATCCCAACTGGCTCGATCCGGGCAACTTGAGCATGATGCAGACGCTGGCGCAGAACATTCACTCGACGACATCCAACGTGATCCAAGAGGGAACGGTTACATACTTTGGGCAGTATCTGAACGCCTTGCCGCCGAATACCCCGATGGCGCTGAACCTGGCGCACTTCAGCCTGACGACCGGCTATGAGACGATGGCCGCTCCGGTGCGCACGGTAACGCTTTCCTGGCCGCAAGCGGGAGCTTCGATCTGGGTAACTCAGCTACAGTTCAGCACGCGCCGTCAGGCTTACTCGGGCGATAGGCTCTATGTTCATCCCAATTATATGCAAGGCAAAGGATGGATCGGCCAGTTTAACGAAGACGCGATGGCTGTCTTCAAAGGCGACCCACTGGTTATTCCCGACGTGCCGGCGTATGTGCCGGCGCTGCCACCCTCTTACCAGATGGCTGCTCCGGGAGAAGAACGTGCGGCTTTCGCGTCAATCTTTGGAGCCCTTCCCGGCCAGGATGTCCAAGCTCAGCAGGGCGAAGCCCAGAGGGCCGACGCGGCCGCGTTCAAGCAGCAGTTTGGTTTCTTGCCGGGACAGCAAGAGGGGGTCCTGCCCCGGTTCGTGCGCGAGCAGCGCGAGCGCAGGCAGTTCGTGGAGCAATTCGGAGCGCTTCCCAGGCAAGAGGGCGAAGGCGGGCCGCCATGACGAATCTCGAAGAACGTGTTTTCCGCCTAGAAGCTCTGATTAGAGCTTTCCAGCAGCAGGCTGCCAGCCTTCAAACTCAGGTCGGCACGGCTGCCCAGGGGCTCTATCAGATGCAGACTCCCCCACAAGGGGGTGGGGGTACCGTGGCTATTTCCCCTGCTCTTGTGACCGGCGGGGGAATTTCCGCTTCTAACGGCACGATAGCGGGGAGCGGGTCCGTTACTCTTTACACGGGGCCAACACTTGTTTCGACGGGAATAGTGGTGACGTGCTACTCGGTTGGCACTACGGCTGGGGGGGTTGCGAACGGAACTTGGATCATGGTCGGACAGGACCAGTCAAGTAACTGGTGGCTGATCTCGGTTGACTGCCAATGAGTATCGTAACGGAAATCTGGGAACCAACGGGGTCAACAGCTAGCTGGAACGTTTCGGCCGCGCCGCCGATCATCGCGACGACCTCAACCACGTCCGGGGTTCCCCCCACGTCGCCGTCTTATGTGCTCTCGGGTATAGCCGGGACGCTGGTGTCGCCGGGTTTTGCGGTTTACGGCGCGAATGACACCAATGGCGGCAACGTGACGGTTGCGTCCGACGTTGCATCCCATGGTACGACACCTGGGAAAGTTGGTGTTTTTTGCCGTGGCAACTCAACTAGTCCGGGAAGTCTCACGACCTATTACCTTGCATCGCTCTTGCCAGGAACCAACGTGCAGCTCTTGCGCGGCACAACAGTCCTGGCTACTGTCTCGGCAACGGTCACGGCCTCAGATGCGTGGTACCGAATATTTTTGGTCGCGAATGGATCGACAATCTCGGTTTCCCTGCAACGGAATTCCGACGGTCAATGGTTGACCAGCTCCAACACGTTTCAAGCGGCGCAAACAACATGTATTTCGATCACCAATACGGTGATTGCTCCGGCGAACGCTTCGTTTGGCTTGTGGATGTTCCCGCAGTCAATTGCAAATAGCACGTTATATGCTGATGATTTTGATGAGTCGCCGGCTCCGGTTCCTGTGAGCGCAGGAGCTCCCATCGGGTTTGGTAGTCTCAACTGTTGTTGCCAGGGCTGTCTGCCGTGTCCGCTCCCCAAGACGAACTTGACTTTGACTGCCACGTCATCGGTCAATGGCACGGTCACGACAACCCTAACGTATACTCCCACCGGTTTCTGGTCTTCGGCTTCGTGTATGGTTTTTGGTGCGAGCTACTCGCAAACATTTGCTATTAGGTGTCTATCAAAATGCACAACATACGGGAGCGATGTATTTCTTAACAACAACTGTACTCCCCGATTCGCGGGCACCGGGCTAGCTCAAGCCTGGTGGGGTTATGTTGGGTATTTCGGCCGTCCGACTCCAGCGCAAGGCTGCGGGCATTCAACCGCAACCAATGGCGGACTGTTCTTGATTAGTGCTACCTGTTCGCCTCTTAACGTGGTAATAAGAGGGTCAGTTACGATGGGCGGGACAGTCCCATACAATGAAACAATGACTTACACGATCACGCCATGACGTGCAAACATTGTCCGCTAGGAAGCTCGGCAACTTACTGTGCAGGCTACCGCGTGCGACGTTACTGCGAGCTACTGGACCCTTCCCATGAAAAATACGACTCCCGGTATGGTCAGATCGTTATTGATCAGACCATCCGGGAGCTAAGTGGGGAGCCGATTTCTTTAGCGCCGGTTGTAGCTACCGGGTGCTGCGGGGGTTTTTCTTATCCCGGCTAGTCGGGGACAAACACGGATCGATAGCCTTCTGTACCGTCTTCGCGCTGGACATTCTCGAAGTGACCAGCCACAAATCGACCGTTGATCCATTGGCCATCGTCAATGTTTGGTCTGTGTGCTCTGATCATGGAAAGCAAAGCGCCCGCCACGACTAGCAAGAGCAAGAGCACTACATGCTGAAATATTGATCGCATTTCGCTTACTCCTATTGCGGCTACGACGCTAGTCCGTCGCTGGTCCGGGCTTCGTTGATCACATCGGCGAGCGTGCGGATCGCTTCCCGCGAGTCCGTGAGCTCATGCTCCAGGATGATGACTCGCTTGACGGCCGCTTGCGCGAGGGCTCGCCAGCCGGCATAACGGTCTTCGGCTGCGAGGTCTGAACTGGCAAGCGCTGACGTGAGCTCCAGGAGCTCGTCGCCGGCGCGTTCGGCCAGCACGCCAGGTAATAAAGTGAGCATGCTTCGGAGGGTCGTCACGTCGATCATGGTTCGCTCCTGTTGGCTAGTCGGACTGGCCGAGGTCTGACCTCGGCACGGTGCAAGTTAATCTCGATTTGGGCCAGCTTGCTAAGCGTAGCCGGGCTCGCGCGCCGGCGGCCCCACTCAAGCTGGGCGTAGGTTGCCCGGGTGACGCCTAGCCGCTCGGCGTTGGCTTGCGTGAGGCCGAGGGCTTGCCGCCAGGCGATCAGGGTGCGGTTAGGTTGATACTTGGGCCATCCGTGGCGGGTAACGAGCTCCTGTGCGATCGTGGCGGGCTTCATGGCAGTCGCTCCAAAGCTTCCTCGAATCCGACCTCACCGGCGATGATCGACTTGGCGAGCTTGAGGTAACGCATAATCTTCCGGCTCGTGTTGCGCCGGATGTGTGCTCTCGCCTCGGGAGAGGCGAACCGGGCCAGGGGCTTGTCCTGCCGTGCACAGTTGCAAGCCCGACAAGCCGTGACCAGGTTAGCCGTGCTATGGTCTGGGTGACCGTCGCTTGACTGGCATACCACGTGATCGAGGGTCACGTCTTGCGGGCTTGCGCCGTGCAAGTCCCGTAGGCAGTACAGGCACGTGAACCGATCGCGCAGGTAGATCGCCAGCCTGCGCTCACGGCGAATCCAGGAGCCCGTAGGCTGGTGCTGGGACCGCTTGCGCTTATCAATGGTCGTTGACATGGAAAGGACTCACCTAATCCGGTCGTCGCTGATGTCTTGGATTACCCCCCCCTGGGTGGTGATCAGCAGCGGCCCCCCGGTAAACACCGGATACACGATCGGGGGAATCACGATCGGGGGGACCACGATGCCCACGGGGGCTTCGCGGCGCTCGAGCTGCTCAAGAACTCGCGGCACTCAGTCGGCCGCGCCCCTCGCCGTAGCCTTCCATGGCTCGGCGGGGGGCGGGGATGTCAAGCTTCGTGGGCATGACGTAGCAAGGCGGCGGCCCGCGCTTCGGCCTCTTCACGCGCGGGATCGTACAGCTGGGTGATCCGCGCTTCGTGGTTGGCGTCCGAATTCGCGCTTGCGAGGTCGCCTGTGGTCAACGGCCTCCCGAGCTCGTGCAGGCGCTTGTTACGCACCGCGAAGAGCACCGTCACGTTAATCCGGAACCGCTGGGGCGATCGGACCCGAACTGCGCGATTCGTGTTCAGGTTTATGCAGTCCCATCCTCCGAAGGGATTCTCGCGCTGGACCCGAACCGTCTGGACCCGGCCGGAAACTTTCACGCTGTAAAGCTCTCCGATGTGAACGTCTTTCGCTTTCATGATCTTCGCTCCTGGTTTGGCTTGGGCTTGCCACTCAAGCCCACGATCACATCCTATCACAGTTTATCTTTGATGTCAACAGGAATTTTTCTAGCTTGATTTCGCATTTCAACCGGACTAGGATTAGGGCGTTCTTTTGAAATCTGGCTTCGGGCTGTAGCCTGTCAATGTGGCGCGAGCCACCAGTGGGGCGGAGAAATTTCGGCGTCGGCGCCAGCCGATCTTAGCCGAACATCAAAAGCTTTCCCGGATCTGTCTGGACAGTAACCGGGGTCGCGTCCGCAGCGATCAACTCGCAGGTTGCCTCTTTGGCCGTCTTTGATGGCGGTCGGTACCCGGTATCGCACCGGCGACGGGGGCTGGTTGAAAGGTCAAAGCGTATTCGCACCGCAAACGGTTCTCGCGGTGCGCGTGCGCCTTGATCTCTCGGCCAGCCCTTTTTCGTTTGTACCGAGAACCGGGAGGCGAACATGCCCGTAGCGACGATTCGGCCCAAGAGTCACGTAGGTGTCGCGATAGCTGGCCGGATTCTCGGCATTTCCCCGGCAGCAGTTCTCAGGCTCGCTCTGTTGGGCGATGTGCCCTACGTGGTCAGCCCGGACCGCAAACCTCTCTTCGAGGTCAGCGCTCTCAAAGCGCTCCGCGGCAAGCTCACGGCCGGACAGGGGGGCGCCGCATGACTAGGCGCAAAAAGAAACCGCCTTCCGGTCAGCACCCGGAAGGCGGCAAGGAAAAGGCTCACGCCGTTAATGGTACTCACTTGCCGCCATGGGGTCAAACCAGAAATTTTCCATCTTCCCGCTTACCAGGGAGTGGGGTAGGGCGCCATGGCTCTTGAGGCTCGGGGAGCCATAAGAGCGGCGCGCCGGCCAAGGGGAGGGGGTTACCCTTACGCCTTGACCGGCGCTTGCGTTGCCAAGGACCACAGCTGAGCGTGTAATCAGCCATTATGGCCTTCCTTGATGAACTTGATACCGAACGCCCTGAATGCCGCCTTGCCAACAGCGGCATACGCTTTGACAAACACGCCTTCATTTTTTACCGTGTTGTGACCGGCCATTTTTCCCAGCAATACGACGCCGCATCTAAAAAACGCTGATATTTCAACGTTCAGGTCATCATCTCGGGTTGGCGTAAGCAGTATTATCATTGCCTTGGCACGCGTCATTGATCGGCATGCTACGCAGGTGTCAGGGTCGTGATCATCCGATGACGGATGAGAGGCGAAATCAACCATTGATTGGCTCCCTATGTGTTGATCGTAAACCCACAAGCTCGCCCACGGTGGCGATCTGAAGCCGCATGGGGCTCCAGAGCTTGCGCTTGCCCGCTGCGCCGCGCTTGCTCCAGGTCACAAGCTCGATGCGGTTGCCGCACTCCAGCCAGGCTACGGCGGTCGTATAGCATTCACCTAATATCTTATGTAGGCGAGCTGATTTGTTGGTTGCCGTCGTGCACTGGACCCCCCAGCAGAGGCCGGCGGCAGCGTCCAGCGCCACGATGTCGATGAACCCGAACAGGTCGATGCGCCGATGAGCGAACTGGTTCCAATGCTCGACGATCTGGACGATCTTGCGTTCTGCGCGCAAGAGGGCAAGCGTCCGTTGGGTTGCACTCGTCAAGTTGACCTCCCCAGGCCCAGAGCGTTCCGGGCTTGCTTGTAAGCCTTGACGGCCGCCAGGAGGTCGTCCACGGTCAGGCTCAGGCATGAATGCCACCCCCTGGCCCACGTCGGTTCTCCGGCCCGCCTGGGGCGTTCTTCGGGGTGATCACGCGGCCCGCGGACGGTAGTCGAGTTGATCCACCCCGGATGCATCGACCGGGGGCCCCGGAGCTTGGGGCCGGGAACCGGAATCCCCTCCTGGCGCATGGTTTCCTGGACTAGCCGCAAGCGCTCTTTCGAGCACCCGAACTGCGGGAAGGCTATCCGGAGCTTCTCATAATTCGGCGTGATCCCGGCGCGCATGAGCTTTAGCGTCATGCGCCGAACCTCATCGTCGGGAGTCCGGAACCGCTTGAACATGCCCCGGCACTGGTGCCGCTTGGGCAGGGCGTGATAACGTTCAGCATCAGTCGTCATGATGTTCACTCCTAAAAAGAGAGAGATTATTATTCTACCATATGCTTTATATAATAGAATAATAATACTCTCTCTCTCTCTCTCTCTCTCTCTAAAGTGCTATTGGCGCCGGGAGTCCCAGGAGTCCGCGAATCGTCGGCGCCAGGAGTGCCTGGCTCGTATGCAGGTCTTGCCAGCATGCGGTTCCCCCGTTCTGGCTGGCGAGCTTCTGCATGAACTCGTAAGCCCGCTGGTTGCCATCGGGACCCACATAGATAGCGTCAATCGTTCCGGGGAGCCTGGCCGCCACCTGGAGGGCTCTTTCCTGGTCGTCGGGGAAGCCGTCGCTGATCATGATCACGCGCGGGACCATGTAGCTCACGAGCGATTCCAGCGCTCCCGCGAGATTGGTTCCTCCGTGTGGGTTGGGCAGGTGTCTGGGGGATTCCACGACCTCGACCCCGTCCGAGAACGCGACCAGCTTGGAGATTGGCTCCAGCTCGGGCCAGATGCTTTGCAGGTGCTGGCGCAGGCGCATGATCGGCTCGCCGCGCATGCTTCCCGAGATGTCGCACAGGATCACCACAGCGGGCGGCTGTTCCTGTTGGGCGTCGGCTTGGATTGATCGGCCGGATTGTTTCGCTGGGACTCCCATCGATCGAGCTCCTGAGTAAGGGTGCGGTAACACTCATTCAGAACGGCTTGCTTCGTTGCGTCTCCCCCGAGGTCGGGGTGGAACTGCTGACTCATTTTCCGGTACCAGCTCTTGACGACCGCGCGCAGGTTCGCCAGCTCACTGGGCGGCGGCGGCTCAAAACGTGGCGGCGGTGGCTGCGGCCTGAACGTTGGCCCCGGACGGAATTCAGATTCCACCGTGTGCGTCTGCCCGAGGTTAGGGTCAGCCGCAGGCGTTGGCCTGGAACTGGGGTTGTACGGATGCCCCGGATGAGGCTCAGCCGTGGGCGCGGCAGGCTGGGGCTTGAACCCGAACGGCGTGGTACCGGGCGCCGGCGGCTTGGTACTCCCGAGTCCCAGGCCGAGCTTGTGCTCGAAGACGTGCCGGGTTGCCTTGTCGAGCCGCTCGGCGTTGTCGAGAGCCCAGCGCATGTAGCTATGCGGGATGCTCCCGCACGGAGCTCCCTTATGCTTGCCGAACGCCATTGGTATTTGCGCGGCGCGCGCAAGATCGATCGGAATGTACCCCGGCGCATTGGGCGGGGGAGCTCCTGCCGACGGTTGTGCCTGACCCTGGTCAGGCCGTGAATAGGTGACGGTTTGATCGAACAGACTGGGCATGATTGCGATCGCTCCTAAAAAGGCTCTACGGCCAGAACTCGGCTTGGCCTGACGTGGCCATGCCAGTACCTCCCGCCACACTCACAAACCGGGAGAGTGGGAGAGTGACCCTCTTAAACCCTTACCTACTAACACGTTTTTAACTCTCCCGACACTCTCCCACTCTCCCGAACCCTCTCTCCCGCTCTCTCCCGCCCACACTCTAAAACCGGGAGAGTGACAAAACCCATACCAGTTAAGGACTTACACTCACACTCTCCCACTCTCCCGACTCTCCCGCCTATCACGGCGCTTGCTTGGGGCCAGGCCAGCCATTAAGGGCTTTCCAGATTACGTACGAGGTTCCGTTAGGCCGATATTGCCGATCATAAGTTAATAGCTTTGCGATCTTTAACGCGGTGACCTCTGGGGCGTATAGTGCGTTATTCGAGATTCCGTCATGGTCGGCGGCCTGGCCCAGGTCGCGCGCATCCCATTCAGGGCGCTCGCGAAATCGTTCTTTGAGCCACTCGACCGCACGAGTCCCCCTGTTTTGCTTTTTTATGCCTTTCAAAGCATCTTCCATCGTCGAGGTCGTCGGCCCTATCCACTCGATTTTCACGATGCCGGCCTGGTTCACGATCTTGTACTCGAGGGTTCCCGCCAGGGGGCCGATGTTGTTTTTCGTTCCCCCGCACACGTACTGGTCCTGCTGGTCCGGATCCGACGCGAAAGCTAGCGTTACGCGCGCCGAGCTTCCCCAGGCCACGGAGCCTATGATTCGCTCGACCGCGTTGAGGCCGTTGGATACCTGCTTGTTGATGTGCGTGATCAGGATGCACGCGACCGCGTGGGCGTCGAGCCAACCGATCAGCGCGGACAGCAAGCGCCTGACCTCGGCGTTCTTGTGCTCGTCGACCTCCCCGAGAAAGTTCGACGGCGGGTCGATGATGATCAAACCAGGCTGGCCGCACTCCTGGTAAGCCGACTCTAGCATCTTCAAGTCGTCGATCGTGTACCTGGCCATGGCCTCGAACGTCATGAATCGAACCATCGCGGCATCAGCTCCCATGTTCAGGAGCCGCGGGCCCAGCACGATCGTCGGGGAGTCTTCCGAGATAAAGAGGGTTCGAACTTGCCCCATCTTGAGCTGGGAGAAAGCCGCCGGCTTGCCCTGGGAGAGCCTGGCCACGAGATCGCAGACGACGAAGCTCTTTCCCATGCTGGTCCGGCCCGCGAAAATCGTGATAAACCGCTTGGCCACGCGATCTTCCCAGAGCCAGTCGACGACCTCGGGCTTGATCTCATCGAGCCCGATCGTGAGCTTGGTTCCCGGCGGCAAAGGCGGCAGCGCTCCGTTGCGCTGGGGGCCCATCACATTTGGAGGCAGCTTGCGGGGGCTCTGCTTTCCCTTGGCGAGTCCATCGTCTATGGTCTGGATAATCTCCTGGTCGGGGAGCCCGACGCGTCTGGCCGCATCGTGGAGCTTCCTGCGGGCCTCTTGCTCGTCGAGTCGGGATTCCCCCGAGACTAGCTCCCCGAGCACGCATGCAGCCTGATAGAGCACGTTATGTCGGTTACCAGGGTTGGCAAGTATGACGCGCGAGAGCGTGCGCTCCACGATTGACTCGGTATAACGTGCGGCCCTGTTCTCCGAGCCTCTTACGACCTGCTCCCACGGGTTGTAATGGCTCGCCCTGGGCGGCTCCCCGAGGGCTTGCAAGAGTCCTAACGGCACGGCTTCGAGCTTGGGTGGGACGTGCAGGAGCCTGGTTAGCCGCCAGGGGCGGTCAGTCGTGTTCTCGGCTTTCCTGGCCCATGAGCCTGGAAGCTTCGCGAGCTGGGTGGCCGCGTGAACTCCGGTGTCAATCTCGGCCGCGGGGGAAGGGAACCGTTTGGCCAGGGACTTGAGGGCGGCACTGATGATCGACTGCGTTAGCTTGTCGTTCGGTAGGTCGATGCGAAAGAGCAGCTGGACCCCATTCCCGGAATCGACCATTACGGGGCCAGGCCAGCCCTGCGAGAGTAGATAGTCCTGCACGACGATCGTGAGCGAGAAAACATGGTCTTTCTCGGCGTCCGTTGCCATTGAGTCCGGAGCATCGAGTTTCTTACGGTCGATGTCGACCATGAACCAGACGCGCTTGAGGATGTCGGGAACGCGGGCGGCACGGTCGCCGATACTCGCGCGCACGGGGTTGAGCGTGTAGTAAAGCCCTCGTGAGTCCGAGAGCTCCTCGACCCGCTGCAGCGCATCGTCCGGCTTGTCAGAGCTCACGAGCCGTGACCGTGCGAAATTGGGCGGGGTGACTCCGCGGAGCTCATGAATATCGCCGGGGGCAAAAAGAATCGACAGGGCTTTAGTTACCTCAGCCCTGTCGAATTCGTGAGCCAGCGTCAACGTGACGACCTGATCCCAAAAAGACATCGGTAGCCTCGGTCAGAATGGGACATCGTCGTCGGAATAGGCCACGTCAGCGGCTTTCTTGGCCTTTGCTTTCCCCTTGCTACCATTGGCTTGAGGCTTGGAATCCTGCTTGGCCGGCTTCGCGGCCACGTGGGACGGGTCAAACTCCTGGGCCTCGCTCACGAGCTCCTCAACCGTCTTGCCGTAAATCGGCGCGAGCCACGCGAGATCGGGCAGTGGCTTGTGCTCCCCGATATGCCAGGTGAACGTCGGCTTGCCGCTTGCCGGCTTGGGCAATGACTTCGGCCAAGCCGCGATCGAGTCGATCTTGTGATAGGTTCGCTCGGTGCCGTCGCGACTGGTCGATGTCGAGTTCAAGACGTTCACCATGCACGGCTCGCCGAGGAGACTCGTCGGGTTGAATTTTTCACCCTGCTTGAAAGCCTTCCCGGTGAGCGCGCAGACGAATTTGTACCAGCCCGATCGATCGTGCATCGAATTGGTAAAGAGCTGGCCGAGGTAAAACGGGGTCCCGTCGCTCTTGGTAACGCCCAGTTCCAGCACGATCAAGAGCTGGTTAACTTCGCGAGTTTCGTTGGCGGTCCCGGTTGGTACGTCGTGCGTTCCGACGTTCAGGAGCCCGATGATCACGCCGGGATGATTCCCGGCCGGGCATGCTTCATAATCCGTGAATTTCCGCGGTACCTCTTGCTCCCACTGGTCGGACATGATTCGTTCGCTCCTGTGAAAAGGGTTAACTCCGGGGAAGTCCCGGAAGGGTTGGCCCGACGTAGCACGCGAGGCCAACCCCCTCGAGACCGCCGCTTATTTGGCCGGTAGCGTCGTCGCCCAAAAATTCCGAGCCCATTGCGCGTGAGAACCTGCCTCGATCGAATCAATGATCGTCCAGGCCAGCGAAAGATCGACCTTGCCCAAATACTGGCACAGCACGCAGCCGGCGCCGCCGCATTCGGGACAGCGGATCCGCGTCGACTCCCAGTAGCGCAATTCATCTTCGACCCAGGCCGCTTCTAGTAGCTCCTCGGCGCGGCGGGCTCGATCTTCAAGAATCTTGTCAGGATCAAAGCTTGACATTCTGCGGACTCCTGCCTAGCGTCAAAAGTTGTAAGGTTTTCGCTTGGACGCATGATTGTTCGCTCCTGAACCGCCCTCAAGTGCATGCCGCTTGGGGGCGGTTTGGTTTTTCATGTCTGGAGTTCCTCCTGGGGTTGCGCGAGCCGCTCGACATCTTCACGCCAGTAGCGCCGATTACTAGCGACCCGGCGCGTGCGGATCTTGCCAGTTTTGACGAGAGCCGAGAAGGCTTTTGACGGCAATTCCAGGAGCTTTAAAGCCTGGGCTCTCGATACCCAACGCGCGTTTTTTGATGCGAGGGACATTTTCTCGGACTCTCCCTGATTTGACCCAAAAAGACCCAGACAGCATCAATCTTACCCTAAAATCTCGAATCAGTCTAGCGATTTTAACCGCGAGTGGGCTTGACGCGTGCGCTCCCGATAGACGACATCGACGTTATGGATCATCCCGCAGTCGTCTGGATAAGACCGCCGCGCCGGGATTGGAGATTTCGGCTGGGACTCCAGCTCGTACGCCTGGGGTTCTGGATCATGCGGCAACCGATCGAAATTGTCATTGAGTAGGGAGATGAACAATTGACAATTCAAGAAATCGCGCTTCAGCTCAAACAGGCGCACGACCAGCGGATAGAGAGCGGGAGCCAGCAGACCGGCCTAGTGGGAGCGGCCAGCATGCTGGAGGAGTTTTTATACGACCACCCGAATTTCGAGATCGACGTCGTCGAGCTCCTGGATGCTTTGGAAAAGCTCCTGTGATCCTGGGAGCTCTCTGGATCGTGGTTTGTGTGGTCATTCCAGCGGTGCTCTGGTGGATCGGAATCAGATAGGAGTGTGACCATGTTTGCGCCACTCGTTTTAGTTGCCATTTGCCTGGGCCAGCCCACGGAACTCCAGAAAGCCTACGCTCATGCATCGGTACGAGTTAGCAACGTGTTGCCCACTCATACCAGCCACGGCAGCGGGACCATTATTCGGGTCACCGGCGACAAAGCTCTGGTGCTTACTTGCGGTCATCTCTTTCGCGAGGGTGTTGGCCGCATCGCTGTTTATCGCGAAGAGGGAGAGCCGCGACTTCACGGCTACGAAGCGAACTTCCTGGCGTCCGCGGTCGGGGCTGATCTCGCGGCTGTTCAAATTAGAGCCCGAGCCGGCATGAAATCGATCACGTTCAGCCGCGGCAACGAGCAACAGGCTTGGATGTTCGGCTGGGGGCACAATCAGCAAGCCAGCGTGGAGGGCCGCTATGTCGGCACGTGCACACGGGACGGTGATCGTGATCCAGACTTCCGATTCCTCTTTCGCTCGCGCGATGGCGACTCGGGCGGAGGAGTGTGGGATCGCCATGGCCGTCTTATCGGCGTTGTCTGGGGTGACGATCCTTACGGCAGCGTTGTTGTCTCCACCAGCAAGGTGGAAGCATTCCTCGCGACCAACGAGAGATGCTTCAGGTTCTTTCGTAGACCCCAAGCCGTTATCAACGTGTCCTATAGTCAGGGCGTGGTAGCGACGCCGCCGGTTTTCCCATCTGAAAGTCCCCTCGCGGTGCTTGGGGAGTCGGCACCACCGCCGCCTGAAATCCAGCAGACACCGCCTCTGCCGTCCAAGGTAATCCCGCCGGCGGCAACTCACCTTCCGAGCCCGCAAATTCCGTCCAAGACGGCTCCCGCTCCGCAATCCAACGGCGTGGGACTCGCGCAAGCGTTCGAGATACCTGTTACGCTCCAGGTCGAAATCCGAGCCCGGATCGGCGATGCCATCAGGGCGGCAGTCCAAGCGAGGTGAATCGATGACTCTTGCTGAAGCAATTCACGTACTGAATCATCAAAAGCATCGAGGCCATCGGTGGCGATTTTGGCCAGGCCCACCTTCCGAGAAAATTGCACCAATACCTTACCAGCGAGGCTTCTCCGAGTGGGAAGCGATCGCTATCGCGGAAAAGTATCTGTCCAATCCTCCAAGCGAGGTGAAACATCCATGATCCGTATCTTTGCACTCGCTGCGGCCGTCGTCATTTTCACCGGAGTTACTGCCCAGGCCCAATGCGTTGGGGGGCAGTGTGGCGCAAATGGCATCGGCTTCGGTTGGCCCGGTCGCTACCAAAGCGCCGGCTCGTTCCGTTCGTTCGACTACCACCTCGGTTTGTTCCCACCCTCGATCGACTTGTCGATCGTGCAACAAAACCAGTCCAGCTTCGCCCGCGTCCGCCGCCCCAGGCGGTGGGCAACCTACATTCCCCAACAACAGCTAATCATCGTGTCGCCGCAGGCGGCTCCTCCTCGGTTTGGTTACTCTCTTAACGTGTGGTGATTTATGACCGGAACCGTTTCGCTCAGCCCTGTCGTTCCCAGCGATCACGTCAGCAGCCGCCAAGTCGTGGTCACCGTCAACGCCACCGCCCTGCCGCCTATCGAGGCGGTCACCGACCCGGCCCAGTTCACTTGCAACGATGGCGATACGATCTCGATCGTCGATACCGACATCAATGCGGCTGGCCAGACGGCTAGCAGTCCCTTTTCGGTTGTCGCTCATCTTCCACTCCAGGCGCCGACGCAGCCATCAGTGACCGGCGTGGTATTCTCCTGAAGGGATGCCTCAAAAAATCCGCCGGCTCGGCCACAGGTCCTGGGAGTCCGATTTAAATGAGCTTGCGAATCACCGGGCCGTGCAAATTTTCCACCCCGAGCACGTCGCTGCTTACCAACGCGCCGACGTGCTCGATGGCGTTTCTGATCAAGATCAACTCGTGGACATCGCCTTATTACAATACGCTTGCGTGGCAAGGCGGCCTTAACCTCTTCGACGCCTACCTGGGCGCCAACGCCGGCGTGTTGCGGGTCTGGTGGGGTCCTGGCATCAACGAATATCCGATCTACCTCAAGACCGGCCCGACGGTCGCGATTTTGCTCGTGCATGATGCCGCCGGCAACGATGCCATTTACGTCGACGGGCGCCCGTTTTACTCCTCACCGGGCGCGATAGGTGACTGGGCGCCGGCGGCATCTTTCGGGTTCGGGTCCATTCCCTATGGCGGGGCGACCATCGATTATGAGCTCGACAACTGGCCGATCTGGCCGGATTACGCAGCCACACAGGCCGACGCGGTGAACCTGCGCGATCAGCTCAGGACCCCGATCGAGATCAACTCCGAGGTCAACTGGTGGGTTTTCAACGGAGCTCCCGGCACTCCCCCAGCAGTGGGCGATCCAGCTCTCCAGGATGTCGGGAGCTTCGGGCTGAACTTGAACTTCGAGGCGATTGACACGCCAGGTAACAACGCGGTTTACGCGCCCGAGCTTGTATACGTCACTCCAACCAATCTGGACCCGATCCTGACTAAGCGCGGCCTGGCCGTCTTCCGCACGCTCTCACAGTCGACCGGACTCGCGCAGCCGGTGACGGCCGTGTCCCAGTCGCCGACATTCATGATCCAGGTCGGAGGGGAGGGGGATTTTCTTCCCCTCGAGGCCGAAGGGCCGATCTGGTCGACCTCGGGCCGGCTCCCCATGGCAGCCTGGAAGCTAACCCCAATCCCGGACGCTTCCGACGTCGTGACCTGGTCCCAGGTCCCCGATGGCTGGATCGAGACGGCCCTGGGGGCCGCTCCAGGCTGGCCGTCCAAGTATGTGAGCTCCAATGTCCTGGCTAACTACGTGGGACGCCTGGAGCCGGGCTTCGGCGGCCTGGCCGGGTCCGACACGACCGACCGGACCATGAAGATCGGCTTTAACATCGCTACCCCGCACGTGAACCCGTATGGCGTCTTCAGCGCCAACAACAACTGGTTCAAGCGAACCATCAAACCTCCGGGAGTCGTCACCGCCAAGCCGGACAGAACGCCGCTCACGGTTAACGGACCTATTAACTACGGGTTCTGCAACCCCGGCGGGCCCGCGATCGACATCCACGGCTGCCCAGGAGCGGTGGGGATCTGGACCGTTCTGATCGACGAGAAAAATCCAGCGGCCCCCATGGGGTTAAGCATGTTCTCCGAATTCGGCAACTGCGAGATCACGGGTACCGAATTTCCAGGGACGCTTATCGGCGGCAAGATCATCGATAAAGCCTATCGATTCCAGGTTACGCGCACGAGCGAAGATCACGAGTGGAGCTTCGCCCTGGCCCTGAGAATCACCCCTCCTAGCGATGGCGTCGTCCCATTTACGATTGAAAATATACGTATCTATGATCCGGCGACCACGGCGAAGTTCTGGCCCAGCCTGCCCTACATACCCGCTACCGACCCAAGCGAGTCGATGGTAAACCAGCTCGTCACTCCCAAAGGCAACGGACCATCGTGCCTCCGCTACATGGACAGCACGGCCGGCTATGGGGGTAACTCCAGCGCCGTTGACGCCGAGGATCTGGGGAATATCAACTACTGGTCCTGGCAGAACCGGGACGCGCTCTCGGGTGACGCCCTGGCTGCCGATCCTACCGGCTGCCGGGTGATCACGGTCGTCGCCGTCCAGGAGTTCAAGACGCCATCGCGCGTTTACAACCCCCAATGGGGAATCAAGAATCCGACATTCAGCGGCTACGGCAGCGGGCCTGATACCTCGGGACCGTGGTATCTGCCCGTGAGTGATCCTTCATTTTTGAATCCTAATTACTACTCCGGCACCGGCTGGTTCGTGGGCGAGTGCGTGACCGATAAGCCGCACAATCTCAAGCTGGGTCAGCAGCTGATCGACTCACCATGGCTGACACAACCCAACGAAGGGACTTTCCAGGTCCAGGTCGACAACGATGGCAATACGGCCGAATGGACCCTTCCGGGCCGGCTTGGCGCCGTCTTCATCGCGTTCCCCACCGGCCCGAAGACGTTCGCGTTCACGGCCTGGGCCGGCTTCGCTGGCCAGGGGGGAATCCTTAACCCGCCATGCACCGGGCCGGGCAACATCTATAACGTTTCGGGCGTTCACCCGGTGCACTACGAGTTCCTGCTGACGATTCCCGACCCCTCGAACATCCCCCACGAAGCCGCGGCCGGGTGCACCGGAGCTATCCCCGGCGCCGGACATTGGGTCAACTTCCCATGCCAGATTTCCGATGACGGAGCTCGCGAAATCTGGCATAGAATCTTTGATACTCTTGCAAATGATGATGTCATTGTCTACCTGGAATGCTGTAACGAAATCTGGAATTACGCCATCAATGCCGGCCAGTGGTACTACTGGGCGATGGGAGTGCTTCGGGCTTGGTCTTACGACCTCCTCAGGGGCGCGCAAGTAGCCGCGTTAGTACGGGCTGATCAGATCAGAGCTCTCGGGCGCGAGATCAACCCCAACGCCCAGATCAAACTTATCGCCGGGACCCATATCGCCAACGCCGGGATTACCGACGCGATTATCTCGTGCGCCAACCAGTACTCGATCCAGGTCGATTACATCGCACCCGCTTACTACGCGGACCCCATCAGCGAGGGAGGGATCACCGAGGCCGCTGCGTCAGTCGCCTATGACTGCCCACAGTCGATCAGCTACGGGGCCAAGAACCCCTGGACACGCGGCGAGCTCCACGATTACCTCAGGCTCCAGATTCTCTACGATGTCTGGTTCAACGGCCCCACGAGCTTCTGGAGCGCGCACCACGAAGTGATGAAGCGCTACACTGTCCCTGGACCCTCCCCCAAGCTGATTGCCTACGAGGGGTCAATCCAGACCTTGACCCCAAGCGGCGTCGAGATCGGGCCCTACCCGGGAACCAATTACTACCTCCGCGGACACCTGAACCGAGACATGATTTATGATCCGGCCATGGCCGACACCATGATGGCCTGGTTCATCTCGGCGCAGCAGGCGGGCTTCGAGCAGCTTTGCATCTTCTATCTGGTCGGCGCTTCAGGTAATACCGGCCAGTGGGACGGAAACGCCATGTACTCATGGGCCCAGGCCTGGTGGTCCGAACAACCCGCGGGCGACGGATCCACCAATACGTTCGCCTGGCCAGGCAACCACGGAGCCCAGGACCTGTACAATAAGTCCGTCGCGCTTTACGCCTACCAGCTCTGGACTGACAAAACATAAAAAAATAATAATAATAATATTATTATTATTATTATTATTATATAGTGCATCCACACATTGAGCACGAGTGTAAATATGAATGTTCCAATTATCGGGGTCCAGCAGAATACCGCGCGGCTCACGCAAGTCACCGTGGGCATCCATCCCTCGGGTAATATCGCGCTCTCGATCGTGCGCGATGGCCTGGACGCGCACATCGCGATCCTGACCCTCGTCGATGCCGAGCAGATCGTTCAGCACCTGACGCGAGCGATCCTCGATCTCCGGGAAGCAGTCCGGCTTAATGGGCAAGTGCCGTCGTGAATGTTGAATCTCTCCCGATCGCCGAGCTGCACTTTGACCCCGTCAACGCACGGGTACACCCAGACCCTAACCTGAAGGCGATCGCCGCAAGCCTGGCCCGCTTCGGCCAGCAGAAACCTATCGTGGTCGACACCAAGAACGTCATTCGGGCCGGCAACGGACTCGTGGAAGCCGCCCATACCCTTGGCTGGCAAACCATCCAGGCCGTGCGCTCTGAGCTCCAGGGAACCGAGGCTACGGCCTTCGCGATCGCCGATAACCGCACGGCCGAACTCGCGCGGTGGGATGAGGAAATCCTGGCTAAGACCCTGGGAGCCCTCCAGGCCGAAAACTTTCCCACCGAAGCCGTAGGCTTCACTGATGAGGAAATTACCGAGCTGTTGGACCGGCTCGAAGTTCCTGAATTTCTACCAGACACGATTGACGGTCAAAGCCAATTGGACGAAAAGGCCAAGGTCACCTGTCCGGAATGCGGCCATGAGTTCCGACCTTAAGCTTGACTGGTGTAGCCACCAGGCAGCAGCATTCGCTTGCAAGCGCTGGCACTATAGCCAGCGTATGCCAGTGTTCAAGACTGTAAAAATCGGCGTTTGGGAAAACCGTTTCATCGGATGCGTTATCTTTGGGAATGGGGCCAATCTGAGGATTGGCGATCCGTTTGGATTGACTCAGTTCACGGTATGCGAGTTGGTCAGGATTGCGCTTACCAGGCATGTAACGCCAGTTTCCCGCATCATCGCGATTGCCCTCAAAATGCTCCGCCAGCAATCGCCAGGCGTTCGGCTTGTGATTTCTTATGCAGACCCCAACCAAGGCCATAATGGCGCTATTTACCAGGCAAGTAACTGGTTATATCTTGGCCAATGTAAGACACGCGTGTATTTTGTGAATGGTAAGGAATATCATCCCAAGAGCTTGCACAATAGATTTGGCGGTCAGTCCATCCCCTGGTTGCGAAAGCATGTTGATCCGCGGGCACGGCGAATTCATGTTTTAGCCAAGCACAAATATGCTCTATCATTTGATGATGAGATTCGTTTGCGTCTTCTCCCGATGGCCCAACCCTATCCTAAACGCGCCGGAAGTGTAGCAAGCGACACACTAGCTATCCATGCTGGAGAGGGCGGTGCAACTCCGACCCCGGCGCTTATCATGACGTGATCACTGAATT